CTATGTGTGGGCTATCATATCAGATTCTGTTTTATGTTCTTCAACTTTATTCTTGACGTATGATGAATACCAAAACACATCTTTTTCAGAAAGACGAACAGGTTGTTTGATATTCCCCGAGTTCACCATTGCATAGAATTTATCTTTCCCAATAGCCAGAAGCAGCATAAATTCTTTTGCTCGAATTCTGCGATCAATTTCCACTTAAGACACCTCCTTCAAAATTTGCTTCACCAATTCGGATCAACATGTTTTTAACAATCTTCATTGTGTCATCTTTATTTGGTGCACTTTTATAGCCAAGAGAGTTATCGATTAGCTGTAGCATCATTTCAATATCGCATTTTTCCACCAAAACAAAACCTTCAGGTACCGCTTTGGCTGCTTGCCATGTTTCCCATTCAGTATTGAAGTGACCCAAAAGGTCAATTCCTTGAGATTTAAGGTCAGCCACTGTGATTGGAAATTCATTTTCTAAGAAAGCAATAAATAGTGTTTTTTCTTTCTGAATATTCATCACGCCACCTGCTTCATTTGTTTAAGCCATTCTTTAAATTCAGCCTTGGTCAAAATACTTGAGCAATTTAGAAACTGTTCCATAGTTAAATGTGATTTCTTAAAGCGACCCAAATATTGATCAAACACATATACTGATTTGGTTGAATCTATTACCCAGAAGAATTTACATGTCACGATGCTAACGTGTGAGAAGAATCCACCAAGTGGTGCTTTTGCTTTAGCGCTACGTTTTACGCGCTCTTTATTTGATTTACCCATCATGCCATCTCCAAACCATTTAATGGGCTAACCAAATGCAATTGATATTCTTCATATAAAACTTGGCAATTACGGTTACCTGTTAGATCTTTAGCTATAAGTACATAATCAAACTTTGTACCTTTGCCTTTGAATGTTGAGCCACCATCTGCCAATTCTTTCTTTAAATATCCCAATTTTTCGAGCCATAATTTAAAGCCAACTACGTGCTTGTTTTTAATTCGGAAGATCATCGATACCCCCATGAATTCTCGAAATGATTGATGCATTGATCCACATCAAATAGGTTCACATTGATATATGTTTTCACCCTCGAACCTTGCTGTATCAGCAGGGTTCGAGTGATAGAGGAGTATTTGAAATTCATGCAGAAGCCCCTATAGGATTAATCCCATTCTCTAATTCGAAGCGACGGCTTTTTACATACTTCATTAAATTTGGTTGAATATCTGGGTGACGACTTCCAACATCTATTTCCAAAACATCTAAAGCAGTGAGGTCGGGCGCATTTTGAATCTGAACCATGAGAGAAGGTGTTTCTTCAATTTTTATTTCAGCAATTGGATTGAGCTCAACCAGTCTTTTATTGATCGCTTGAATTACAGGAGTGCGCTGTTCAGCTGTCCAATGTTTTGTGTATTTGAGCAGAGCATTCGCTTCCGTAGGTGTTTGAGCCAAAGCAACATCATTGAGCAATACATCTAAGTACTCTTTGTGTTCCTGATAATCCTCAACCTGTTGACCAATACCATTACTCGTTATTTCACCATCTGCATCAATAGAACCGCTTAATGCTGCAATACGTTTTTCACCGAGTTTACGAAGTTCAATGATTTGCCCTTGGACCATATAATTGTTTGAGTTAAAGAGTGAACGGATCTGCATAACCGCATCTACAGTTTCAGCAGCATTAATTTCTGCCGTGAACTTTTCAACAAGCTTTACTGCATCTGTTTCAACAAATTCTTCTACTAAGCTTTCCTTTACTTCAGTAACAGAACCTTGCTCAGTAATTTGAATATTTGACTGACTATCAAATGTCTTTTCTACAACATCATCTGATGTTGAATTTTGGACATTTTCTAAAGAACCACCGCTTACTTTAATCAAAGCCTGAGCATGAATTTCTGCATGTTGTTGAACTAAATGAACTTGGCCACGCTGCATTAAAGCCAAGTCTGAATCAGAATTTTTCCATTTGAATGACTTGCTTAATACCTCAGTCAGGATAGAAGGTAAAAAACATTGGATGCCTTTTGCAGGTGCATCTTTAATGCTTTCTGGCACTTGCATTGAGCCAATTTTCATGTAGACCACAGCGATACGGAATTCATAGTCTGCATCAATTAAAACAGTGGCAGGGAAGTTGCGAATATCACCGAAATCATGATCAGACTCGATAACACGACATTCAATTTTTTGACCAGAAGTCATCGCTGCAAAAGCTTCGGTACCATTTAAAATATTATTCATTTAAGGCTCCTTGTGCACCTTGCTAAAAAAGAGCTAGATGCACATCTTGAAAATTTGTTTAGCAATCAATAAGGAAGATCATCGTCATAAGAAGGAGCGTCTAAGACAGGCGGCACATCATTGTTATATCCACCCTGGTCAAATCCATAACCACCTTGATTGAAGCCATTATTTTGTTGCTGATAACCACCGCCAAAACCGTTATTTTGATTCTGCTGGAACCCACCATTATTGTTTTTAGGTTTACGCGTGGTGATTGGGTTTGCCATCAATGCGCCAAGGGATTTAGGCAATGCCTCAGGCGTTGTTTTGCGATCAAGAATTTCTTTGGCCATGAGTTCGCTTTGAGCATGGAAACAAGAGAAAAAATTCATCTGGTATTTCAAATCACCACTGTCATTTTTGTAGTTTTCGCGTTGAAGCAATAAGCCAACTCGCTGACCTGCAACCTCGGGAGCTACAACACAATTTTTCATAACACGCTCTTTGAGATCGAAGTCGTACTTTTCGAGTTGCTGATTTGTTGGGGTGAGACCGCGTACACCAACACAAGCAAGCAGGGCATTGATTTTATGAACGCCGCCCAATGCTGTACCATCTTTTTTTTCAGTCCAAATAGTGAATGAAGCAGACTCTTTATTGTCGGTTTCAAATTCAATTTCAAAGCCAGTCGTGCCAGATTTAGCAGTGGTGAACTCCATGCTTTTGATAAAACCAATATACTTGCCAGCTTCTTCAATACGATTACTGCTATCAGCTTGCTTTGCAGATTCAGGATTAAAGCCAAACTGTTTGTATTGCTGAGTCATGATGATTTCTCCAAGAAATTTAATTAAGAATTTTGAGCAGCTTGTTGCTGTTGAGTGTTTTGAGCTTGTGGCATAGGCAAGCCGTAGAATTCACATATCGCTTGATCAACAAGGTTTAGATCGTTATCAATGTGATCTAAAGTGAACATATCCATGGGTGACTTAACGGTGGTGTTGCCGTTATTCTTGGTCACAAATAGGTTTTGATCATTGATTACGGCTGTCTGTAGACAGATAGTGACCATGCCTTCCAAGGTGATTTTTTCATCGAGCATTTTGCCGATGGTTTTAATCTTGGTTTTGCCGTGCTGATCTTCTTCCGTGTGACTTAAGATGTAGACACGTTTTTGCGGATGTGCATTGTTTGCTTCGGTAATGATGCTCCATGCGTTAAAACCAATTTCCGTAAACTTATCGAAGCCACGTTCAGTGCTGCGACGCATAAATTCATTTGCCATCACATATTGAAAGTCATCAATAATGACAATTGGACGACGAGTCGAACGAATGTGGTGAATGATTTCTTGCGGATTATCAGACACAAGGATTGAGCCATTTGGTTCTTCAGCAGTGATGTACTTCCAATCAGCTGAACGGAAAGGCAATGGCTTTCTGATTGACTGGATCAAAAGCACACGACGTGGGTGAAGATTTCGAAGACTGGTTGATTTCCCAGATCCCGATTGGCCTAATATAAAAATAGATGTACTCATTATTCATTCCTCATTATTCAGTATTTATTCGGTGTGCCCATGAAGGGCATCTTGTTGTTAATGCGCCCCAACCCAGCCCATGCGTTTTTTATACGCACGACGTTCATGAAGTGGAATATGTGTACTTTGCATGCTTTTGGCGAAAGCTTTACGACGTTGAAAAGTGCGTTCACGTTCGAAGTTTTCACGAATCCAAGGCTTAGCCACTTGTTCTTCTAAAGTGACTTTTTCGAGGTCACCTGTTTTACGATTTTCAGCAAAGATGTCTTTGCCTTGTTCAACATAAACGGTGTGGCCAAGTCGCATAGTCATGTGACCTTGCTCATAGCCACTGAGATATTCAGCGAATTTTTGTTTTGAAGTAGTCATTAGCGAGTTCCTCCATTTGATGCGGAAAACTGCAACTGATGTTTAATTGCTGCATGTTCTTGACGATCTACGTCAGCTGAACAACCTTTGACAGTCATTAGCGTGATAGATGCAACAGTGATAATAAGAACTGCTGCTGCAGTAGCATCTGCAAGGCGTCTAAGAACAGGATGTTTTCCTTCCAATTCTTCCTGAGTTGGATGTTGATACAAACGCTGTGACGTTTGACTTTTGTCAGCGTCAAACTTAGGGGTTTGACTGTGTGATGGGTTTTGATTCATAATTACCTCGTTGTGTTGAAGCCCTTTGGATGTCGAGTCTGGAAGGGCTTTTTTATGTCTACGAGGTGTATATTCGGATAACCGAACAAATTAGTCAATAGTTTTGTTCGGTTTATTTTTAAAATAATTCAATTAATCGAACAATATGTTTTAATAGACAAAAGAAAACCCACACAGGGTGGGTCGGAGTGCAGTTTTAAGATTCCTTTTATTTATTATTCAAAAATAAAATTAGCAAAACTATGGCTGTGATATTCACTATTAATAAAAAAAGATGAAATGTCATGGCTTTGAGATGCAAATAAAAACTTATTAACTATAATATAAAAAGTGTATTACAAATATACCTTTATGTTCAATAAAAAATAAAACCCGCATAAAGCGGGCTAATCTGGTTTTATTTAATTCTTAAATTATAACTAAAAGTGCAGTTTGGGCGGACCTATATAGATTAATCTTAACATTTGATTTTGAAATGTATTTTGTAATATTCCAAAGCAGATTCTAAATCATTCAATAATTCAGATTTCATATTTTCCTTAGGTGAAAGTCGTAATAAGGCAGGCATATAATTTTTTTTATACTCATCTGGATACGCTTTACATAGAATTTGAATACGAACATTTACAGATGTATTTGGATCATAAAGCTGATCTACAAATCTAATAATTTTTTTATTTGATTGTTTAAGTTGAACTTGTGCTATTACTGAATCTGCATCCGTAGATTCAAAATTATCAACAATTTTATGCTGGTCCTCACATCCAGCGAGAATAGTGAGAAATAGAACAAATATTATGGCTTTGATTTTCATATTTGTCTTCTAATAATTGATAGCTTATTGAGTATAAAGGAAAATTGATAAAAGAAAACCCACCGATGGGGTGGGTTGAAAGGGTTAAAGTTAAGATTTCTCAAACCTTTCTTTAAGAACTTTAACTGAGTTTTCCGCACTTTCAAGTATGGCTTTTTGAAGGGCTGGATTAGCAAACAAACCACTCAAAGCATCTTGTAAAGCTAAAACAACATTCATGGGTAATATAACAACAGCATTATTTACTACTTCATTATTAACTCGACAACCAAGGACTAATTTTAGTGCATTGGTTTCCATAGCGACCTGTAAAATATGATCCGCATATATATGTTGCGCGTTTGGGTTCAAAAGAGTCACAATTTCTTTGTTTTCTTGAACAATTTTGGCTTGGTCTTTACTCATGATGCACAACCTTCATGTTTTGTTTAAAATACGTGATATTCATAGAGGGAGCATCTAATGTAAGCTGAGGAGTAATTTTAACAATGCTCTCACTAATAAGTTGAGAAGATGCGGTTACGCTTACATAAAAATCTTTCTCTTTTCCTGCCAAAACAGCATTAACAACTTGATCGCCAGTTTGAAGCTCTAAAACCAAATTTGGATTATTTATGCTTTGATGAATAGCAATCTGATCAGTTGTAGTTTTTTCACGGTCAATTTGCCACGGCTGTTTAGGTTTTTCATAATTCTTATTGTGAAAAATTATGTCAAAATCATAACCGAGCTTACTTGTAATGGTTGTTATTGTTTTAATGGTGAGGTTCTCGTCACCAGATAATACTTTAGTTACACGACCTTTTGACCACCCTAAATCTTTAGCTAACTCAGTGCGTGAAATTTTGCGATGACGAAGCAAGCCAACAAGATGAGATGCGACTTGCTCCATTTTGATGATAGACATATCAATATCGTATTCATCACCAATTAATGAGACCTTGTTCATAATAACCTCACTAGAAAATCATTTGATTTAACAGGATATTTAAAAATGGCTTCAACACGATTATCTAAAATGCTCATTTCTGATTTATCTATTTTATCTTGGCGTTTTGGTGAAAGCCTAAATAAAACGATATAAGCCTCAACAAATACTAAATAAAGTCTAATATCTGCTTTTCTAATCCTGTAGACAGGTATCTTATTTCCATTAAGTTTGGTCGTATGGGCCTTGTGGAGGTCTTTTTTAGTATAGACCTCAAATAGCTCATTCGCGTTATCGCATAATTCGAGCCTAGCCGCTAGTTGCACAAATAAACGAACAACATCTGTATTATCTCGTTTGCTCTTTAATGAAAACTCTTCCCGATCATGATATAGAAAAATATCTTTTTCACTTCGTGAAGAAGATAGTAGATACACTGGTATATGACTAGGGATTTCAACATCATGAAGCTCATGAGGAAACCCTATTTTATCCCATTTAAAAAAATAAGGATCTATCATGGGCAAAAGTTACCTTATAAGTAAACTAATATCAATATGATTTAGATTAATGTAATGAATTTCTTTGTATCCTTACAAGTCTCCTCTAAAAGAAAGACTGTATCGATTTAACTGTTTTAATTTATCCAGCCAGCAAAATTGATCAAAGCTATTTATACATCCGAATACTTTTCTAAAAATTCATCTATCCATCTTTGTGCCGTTTCAAGGTTGGTTATGTCAGTCAGCTTTAGATTAGTCTCTTCTGCTTCGTTAAAGCCTTCAATAATGGCCTCAAAGATATTCGCTTCACTAATGACCTCACGCGCCATTTCAGCAGCGTCATAGCTTTGTTTGGCTTTTTTAAGCGAGGTTATTTGCTTATCAATTGCTGTGCCAATTTTCTCTAATGCTAATTTAAATTCTTGACGATTAATCGTTAGTGCTGTTTTAGATTTATTAAGTGTTGCGATCATTACATTCTCATTAATTCTTTGATAGGTTTAATTATTTTCAATTACACAAAAAGCTGAATTCTTTTAAATTTCTTATTCGCTTCAATATGGCTTCTATAGAATTTATCTCTGTCTACTGAATCAATAAATTCCGCAAATGTACTTGCATCAAGAAGTTTATAAATAAACCTCTCGCCAGTCTTAAGTACTACCGTCAATAAAAAGTGCTGGTAAAGTACACGGCAGATATTGCGGGAATTTACTTCAATTGTTTGCATTCATAGCACCTCAACATCCTTAGTCTCTGGTAACTTGCTTTTTAAACATCCAAAGACAATCTAAACAAACTCAAGCCGTCTCACGCTTGCAGTATTTAAAAATCCTTCCTGATTACATAATTCTATTCTTGCTATAAAATCGAGAGGCATTGTTAACCTCTCAAAAGTAAGCGTCTCGAAGTGGACCCAGATTGCTGCATCTTGATTCTCGAAGCTGATACTTACAAGTTTCACCAGATCATAAGGATCGCTGTCATGGAGTAGGACGATATTGTAGAAATGGTTTGTACGCACATAAGAGATAAGCATTTCATGAATAGCAGTTTGCTCATCACTGTTTAGCTCGCTGTATTTACTTAGCTCAAGGTGATTGTATTTTGTATTCATGATGATTTCCTATTATTACCAGCTTTCTATTGATGCTATCTGCCAAATCCAACCAACAATTTCAAATTTCTGATCAATAACTTCTTGTGCTGTGATTCGCATCTCTGGAAACTCGGCTGAATTATCAGAAACAATACGAACACCCCCTAATGGTAGGTTGTACAGACGTTTTGCGTAAAATAAATCACCATGGCAAATAGCAAATATCTTTCCATCTTTGATGGTTTTTCTTCCCATATCTATGTGGATCGTATCGCCATCTTTAATGGTTGGATTCATTGAGTCACCAGATGCACGAGTCGCTACAGCATTTTTCTTATCAATTGTAAGCTGTCTTAAAATTGATTTAGACATTCTTAATTTACTGGTCTCTAGTGCTTCGCCAACCGAACCTGACCCACAAGCAAAACTAAAGTCTTCAAAGTATGGAATCTCAACTTCATCATCATCTAAAGGTGTGTTGGCATCCCAAGTCTTAACAACTTGAACATTTTGCCCCAAGTCTTTAGCACCAGTCAAAAGCCAACCTACCGTTGTATGAAGAGTCTTTACCAGTGCATCTAAATGCTTGGCACTAGGTTTGTTTGTACCATTCACCCAGCCAGATACGGTAGCTCGACCAGCACCAGTGCCACGAATTAAGTCTGCCTGAGAAAGATTGTGCTCATTCATCTTAATAACTATGCGATCTGCAACTTCCATAACTTAAATTCCCTTAATACTGTTCGGAATTATGAACAATAAGATTGACGATTACCCGAACATGTGATTCAATAAACCGAACATATAGTTCGGTTATTAAATATGAATGTTGAACAATTAAAACAGCACTACATGGTGCTCTCAAATACTCAACTGGCAAAGAAAATAAATGTTGGACGCACAACAGTTTGGGATTGGGAAAAAAAAGGGATTCCTCCTAAAACCCAAGCATTTTTGGAGCTGCAAACTAATGGTGCTGTGAAGGCAGATATCCAACTTATTTCTGCATAACCGAATTATCCATCTGTCCATATTTTATAAAAACGTTTTAAAGGACTGTAAATGAACATATTAGATGCTGTTTACAACACTGTTCGTGATTTCCCTGGTGGAGCAAATGCGCTAGCACCACGAATGGGTATTAAAAGCCCAGCTGTACTGAACAGCAAAGTAAATCCCAATACGGATACTCACCACATCACGTTGGCTGAAACATCAAAAATGATTGCTATCACGAATGATTATCGAGTTTTACATAGCTTGAATGCTGAACACGGAAAAGTGGCAATCGATTTACCAAAGATTCCTGAATTTCAAGACACAGCGCTTACTGAGCTTGTTTTAAGCATGGGGATTGGTAGTGGGGATGTGACGTCTATTTTCAAAGAAATGATGACAGATGGACGTATTACAGAAAATGAAGCTAAGGATATGTCAGAAGTGATTCACGGTCTTCATATGATCTTGGCTGAACTAGATGCGCAAGTTCATGCATGTGTACAAATAGAAAAAGCCTGATGGTCAAGATCAGGCTTTTAATTCAAATTCAGCGAGGCGAATAGAATATGAAATCAAATTTAGCACATGAACCACCAATACCTCAAGGGCAAGTAGTTCATTTTCCGAAAAATGAGCGCAAAGCTATGTCGATTAAAGAAGAGCGCTACACAAAAATGCCCAACGCCTTGATTGATGACCAGATCATGGCTCAATTAAGCGATAAGGCGTTTAAGTGTCTATTGTTTATTGTGCGTCAAACATCAGGCTTTGATCGCACCTCACACACCATTGCAATCACTCAATTTCAAAAATACTGCGGCATAAAAAAACGCGACACAGTGATGTCAAATATTCGTGAATTAGAAGAGCTGGGCTTGATCAAAGTTGAGCGCAAACTTGGAACATTAAATGAATATTTCTTCACTCCTAACCAGTACCGCCAAAAGCGACTAGTACCGTTAGAAGGTAGTACCGTCAAAGGGGACGGGACTAGTACCAATGAACGGGACGGGGGCAGTACCGTTGAAAGGGACTACACCAGTCCCGTTGAACGGGGCACTATTAAAGAAACACTTAAAGAAACATTTAAAGAAAACTTTAAAGAGAGTAACGCGCAAGAAAATTCAGTCGATGCAGTTTTAAATCTCTGGACTCCTGATCTCCATTCTTTGAATTCTTGGTTGCAGAGATCGGGTGAAATGGCAATGACTCAGGAACTGGTAAACCAAGTTCTAATCGAAGTAAACGCATTTTACGAACCACGTTTGAAAGCAGGTCTACTCACTGAAAACCACATGTATTCAAATTTTGTGAAATGGGTGAAACGTGGTTACAAGCCTAAACCTCAAACCAAACCAAATCTGAACGTCAACGATGCATGGGCAAACATTCCTGAATTTCAGGGTGAAGTTACCCATGTTGAAATACCGGAGGATTTTGTATGAATACCATGGCTTTGCTCATAGATGGATTTCAGAAGGTTGAATCATTCTGCACTGAACACAACGTGGCAAAGGTTCAAGCAGGCCCGAATCAAATATGCCCGAAATGCGCCATAGAGCTAGTGGAGACTCAAAACAAAAATCGTCAGCAAGAAATTGATCGACTGGTACGTGAGAAACATTTTGCAGGTGCGATGCTTCCAGAACGTCACTCAGAGTCAGGATTCAAAAATTACACAGTTGGACATGTAGGGCAGGAAAAGTCACTCAAGGAGGCGATTGCATACGCAAGAAACATCTTGAATGGCGCTGTTAATAACTTGGTCATGGTGGGCACAACAGGTGTAGGCAAAACCCATTTAGGCTGCGCCACGGCTCGTACATTGCTGAATAAGGGCATGTATGTTCGCTATATCACAAGCGAGGAAATGGCTCAGAAAATCATGCGTGCTTGGGATAAAGATACCAAGGATTCAAGTGAACAATCCGTGATTTATGAATTCACTCAATACGATTTATTGATTTTGGATGAGTACGGATTACATGACCGTGATAAGCGCTTGGAACTGGTTCACAAGGTTTTGTACGCACGTTATGACGCAATGAAACCAACGATGTTGATCTCTAATTTTACTTTGAAACAGCTCAAGGATGATTTAGGCGATCGTTTGTGGTCGCGTTTCCAACAAGGTGGTTTAACCACAATCGAATGTAATTGGGCAGATCAGCGTTTAGGGGGTGGGGTGTGAAGATTTCAATATTTATCTTTGATGGTCATGACATTCGCATTGCTCTCAATGATGAGGGTGAGCCTATATTTTGTTTGGCTGATGTTTGTAGTGTTTTGGAGATAAGAAATGCCAATCCGAGCCGATTCAATCTAGTGGTTGATGGGGTGTATGTATTACTGTCGGCAACAAACGGTGGAACACAGGAACTTAATTTTATTACTGAAGAGAATCTACATCGCATATTGCTTAGGTCAAGAAAGCCAAAATCACGAAGCTTTCAGGATTGGGCAGCAAAAGAAGCGTTGCCTGCTATCCGAAAAATTGGCGGTGCAGCATGAAACATCCAAAAGACAATAAAACCGTGGATTGCTTTGGCTCTAAACATGCTGTGAAACAAGGTGAACGCATGATCATTGTGTTGAAAAACATCATCAACAAACGTGGTCGCACCAGCATGAAAGAAGTTCAGTCTTGGATTGGACTGAGTAGCACTGCCACTGGAGCTTTTGTACGTCAATTAATTACGGAAGGCTATTTAGAAACCAATAGCAAACGACCTGTGAGTTTGAAGGCTACAGAGAAAACCAAACAATTATTAGGGGATGCAGCATGAACTTAATCGAAAAATTGGGATTGGAAAAGTGCAAACAAGTCGTTGGTGGCGCACCTGATTGGGCTAATGGCTACTGCTCCGATTTAAACGTATACACAGCATCAATCAGCGGGAACAAACTTGATATTACTTGTCTTGCAGCTATCCGCACCGCAATTGCCGACCATGAACACACTGACCACTGCACCGACATACGCAATCACATTAGCCCTTTGACCGGAGTGATTGAGAGATGAATGATTTCATTACCGATGCTGAGCAACAGTACGAGGTGTACTGCAAAATTGCAGAAGATTATGGATTTATTGACTTCAATGCCAAGAAAAACGGTTTTCGATGCACAACAAAATCAAATGAATTTAATGCTGGGTGGATTGCATTTACTGGTGCTATTGCAGCAATGCGTGAAGACCAACAAGCGAAAATTGATCAACTCAAATCTGAATTAGTCTTATGCCGTGAAGAAAATAAAGGATTGGTTGGGAAGGTGAGTGAGCAGCAAAAGCGGGTTGATGTGGCATTGCAAGTGATTTTTGATTGCAGGGCTATTGGTGTAGACCGGATATATACATGTGATGCGGTGGAAAAATGTCTGCGAGGTGAGCATGAAAGCACCAACTGAGCGTCCAATTTCATCTAAACGCGCCAGAAAGCTAAGAAAGCGTGGTGAAAATGTTTACTGGTCAAAACGACTTGAATGCATGGTATGGGTGGGTAATGACAAGCATCTCACTCGCTGAATATCACAAACAGTATGGCGGTGGTCGTAAGACTGCCACCAAACGAAATAAGTACAACGCTGTGAAGATTGTAAAGGATGGAATGAAGTTTGATAGCCAAAAGGAATACAAACGCTATATCGAGCTTACAGCGCAAATGCAAAGAGGGGAAATTCAAGATTTACAGTGTCAGGTTAAATTTGAGTTGGCACCAAAGGTAAAAATTGCAGGGGAAAAGAGGGCTAAACCTGCATTGAGATATTACGCAGATTTCACATACCTCAAGGATGGAGTGCAGATTGTTGAGGATGTGAAGTCGGCAGCAACGAGAAAGTTGGCAAGTTTTAGAAACAAGAAACACTTGATGAAAACAGTACACGGTATAGACGTTAGAGAGATTTAAGGGGAATAGGGATGAATGCGATGATAAAAATGCAAATTATGAATTGGTCGAAATTTACCGCTGAAGAATGGTTTAAGCAATATGGGGCATACATCCAAACTTGCCGAATGAAGTCAGGAAATGAGCCAGATAATTTAGGTGTCAATCAAATTTACTGGTTGATCTGTGAGAATAATAAAGGCGTGGCACCGCGTAAGGATCAGATCGTTTGCAAGATTAATGATTATGAAGCTGAACAGATACGTAAATGGATAGCTAACTTTAGAAAGACAAGCACCGTATGTAAATCAGCAAAAGTTGCAGTAATGCTATTCATTGAAAAAAACGTGCGTGGACTTTCATTACGTCAAATGGCAGATGAGTTTAAATTGGGGAAAACTGCTATTGATAATATGACGTTTGCAGGAAAGTTTTATGTGAATGGTCATGATAAAAAAATGCTTATCGAATGATTTGACTGTCCGGACAGGATGTCGTATATTTCTGTTATAGTGATCGAAGTGTATGTAAAGCACTAGATTAATTAAGAAGCTCATCGAAAAGGTGGGCTTTTTTTATGGCGGTATCTTTATTCGTAGTGGTTTAAATTGAATGCCGCCACCTAAATTCTAATTAGATCGAATTCGATACTTTTAAAGATGGAAATTAAATGCTCCGATTCCTAAAGTGTCTATTTGGCTTTCATGGCGTGACTGAAATTGATTACACAGTTGATGATGAAGAAATCAAGGTATGCCGTGATTGTTTGAAAGAAGTTTAAGACCTTTCGCTAAGTTTCCTTTGTTACTTGCCGAACGTATTACGGCACATAAGACCCCGCTCAATATGCATTATTGGCGGGGTTTTTCTTTTCATATTGGTGGTAATTATGTGAATAAGTTGGAAGATGGATGCTGTAGATAACAAGATGCTTTTATATGGAAAAACAAATAAATTACATATATTTATAAAAAATTATAATCACCATTTTTAAACCATGCTAAACTCTAATCACATTGTGGGGATTATCATGAGTATAGATGAAGCAAAGCTGATCATACCTGGGACAAATGTTCTTAGAAGAGCTGGTGCTACACTTGTAAGCGATACGGCTGATCAAGCACAAAAAACTGAAGCATACGATACTCTGAATAAGTGGAGAGCTCTGCATTCTTACCCTATTGATGTTTTCCAAAAGAATATAAGAAGTAAGTGTAACCAATTGAAATTCAGGGATTCTACTGTAGCGCAAAGACTAAAGCGTATGCCCTCTATAATATCTAAATTAGAAAGAAACCCCACTATGAATTTGGCGAGGATGCAGGATATCGGTGGGGTTAGGGTGATTCTTTCAGGTATTGCTGATGTCAGAAGATTACACGAGGAATTAGTGGGACGCAGCAATAGATTTAACCATGTTCCTATCTTGCCTTGTCATGATTATATTAATAATCCAAAAAGCGATGGGTATCGTAGTATTCATCAGGTTTTTACCTATAAAAGTAGAGATCACAGTGGACTTGATGGATTGAAGATCGAATTGCAAATTCGGACGGCTTTACAGCACTCTTGGGCAACAGCAGTTGAGACACTTGGAGTTATTGAGAACGCCTCAATTAAATCGGGATTTGGTAGCGAGGATATTAGGCGGTTTTTAAAATTAAGCAGTGCGCTATTCTCAATTAAAGAAGGCACACCTATTGTTGAAGATCTTTCAGAGGTCACACCAAAGGAAATTGCTCAAGAGGCAAAAGATATAGAGGTTAGGCTACAAATATTCACTAAGCTAAAATGGGTTCAAATTTCAGCTAAACATATTGAGTCAACTTCAAACAGTCGGCATGCCTACCATCTATTGATGCTTAAGCAAGAGGAAAATGGATGGAAGGTGAACGTTATTCCATTCACCAAAGCACAAGAAGGTTTGGCGCAAATCATGTATGCTACAATGGAGCAAGCAGCAAAAAAAGAGCATGATGTTGATGTAGTTCTTGTTTCTGCTGGAGATATTAAGGCTATTAAAAAAGCATATCCAAACTATTTCTTGGACACCAACCAGTTCATTAAAGAGATGCAAAGCGCATTTAAAAAATATTTATCTTAATTCAACTAAGATTCCAATATAACCTCCTCCGGGAGGTTTTTTTAATGGGCGAAATTTATGGACGAAAAGGATTATTTCTGGGCAACCAAGAAACGCCCACCTAAAGCAAGACCTCGTTCTAGACCACTGCCCAAAGCCAAAGAAGCATACTTAGAAGCTGAAGAAACATTATTTCAAGAATTAGAAGAATACTTGATTGGCTATGAGCGTAAGTTTCAATTTGAACCAACCAAAAATTGGCGCTTTGATTTTTATATTGTGAGATTGAGACTTCTTATTGAAATAGCCGGTAGTCCTTGGTCAGTTGGTCGTGGTGGAAAAAAGATAGCCAACGCATTCTGTAAATATGATTTTGCTGAAGATATAGGTTACAGGCATATCCGCTTTGAACCATGTCATATTGAATCAGGTTATGTCATTCAGTGGATTAAAGGGCAATTAAAGAGATTAGAAGATGGAACAGATCAGACCATTTCCACCGACTGACTTATTAGACCGAGCAGAAGAGCAAGAAGCAATTCTGCTGGCACCCGCCGTAGATCTAAAAGAATGGGTTATTAAAAACTGGCTGACGATTGGTGGTGAGCTTCACAACCCCGATCATGACCATATTGCAGAGCTCATTCACGATGATGAAACCTTTCTAGCATTTGCATGGGCATCATCGGCATGTGTGGCTAAAAAGAGAATGGTACTTGGCCAATGTGAAAAAGTGATGTTTAACCAGGGCGGATGGAAAAAGGCTCGACAAGAACAACAGATGCGAGATTGGTTTGGCTGTGTACCTATTTATCTGATTACCATTGATGCCAGTTATTGTGAAAATACGACTGATCGTGAATTTTGCCGACTCATCGAGCATGAGCTGTATCACATCGGCGTTGAACGTGATGCAGATGGTGAAATCATCTATAGCGACCACACTGGCTTACCAAAACATTATTTGGCTGGTCATGATGTGGAAGTTTTCTTTGGTGAAACAAAACGATGGGGTGCGGATGAGTCAGTCAAACGGCTTTTGGAAATCGCCAAGAATGCGCCGTTTGTTTCAGAAACTAATATTGCTGCGTGTTGTGGGAACTGTGTGATTAATAGAGCCTAAGGGCTCTTTTTTTTGCCTATCTTGTGATACGTAGTGATACAAAGAGGTGTTTATGGCAGCCCTAAAAGAGCCTGTAAAAATATTTATAGTTCAAGCTCTTGCGTGTCGTGATACCCCTCAACAAGTAGCTGAGCTTGTAGCACAAGAATTTGGAATACAAATAGATCGAATACAGTGTTCAACTTACGATCCAACAAAACAACGTGGAAAAAATTTAAGCAAAAAATTTAAGGATCTTTTTCATGAAACTCGGGAAAAGTTCGATACAGGCTTAATTGATATCCCGATCGCCAATAAGTTTTATCGCTTGAAAGAAATTCAAAAGATGTATGACGATTCAGGTAAAAACAAAAAAACTAAGCAAGTTTTGTTGAAGCAGGCATTTCAAGAAACTGATGGTCGTGTCACTAAGCAAGAGATCACTGGCAAAGACGGCAAACCAATTGAAACCATAAATCAGAATGTACCAACGGAAAGCTATTTGGAGGCACGGGAGAGGGTCTTAAATGAATATTGATCCAGCACGTGAATTGGCGATCCAGATTGAAGCACAAGAAGATCTTTATTTCTTTTCTCGCTATATGTTCAAGGAACGTCGTAAATATAAATGGCTTCATAACTGGCATCATCGTGTTGTATGTGATGCCCTAATGAAAGTGTTTCGTGGTGAAACCAAGCGTCTCATTATTAATATTCCGCCACGCTATTCTAAAACTGAATTGGCCGTTATTAATTTCATGGCGTGGTGCTTTGGGAAGGTGCCTGACAGTGAGTTTATTCATGTAAGTTACTCAGCCACACTTGCAGCAAACAATGCCTTTCAGACACGAAACTTAGTCCAAGAAGCGGCTTATAAGCGCGTATTTCCTGATTTTAAATTACGTGATGACAGTAAAGCCAAAGATGACTGGCGAACTGCTGAGAGTGGTGTCTGCTATTCACAAGGTACAGGCGGTACGATTACTGGTTTTGGTGCTGGTAAATTTCGAGATTCGTTTGGTGGGGCAATCATTATCGATGACCCTCACAAAGCCAGTGAAGCTCGATCTGATACGGTTCGAAAAGGTGTGATTGAGTGGTTTCAAAATACACTTGAGTCTCGAACTAACTCACCGGATACACCCATTATTGTCATTATGCAGCGCTTACATGAAGAGGATTTGGCAGGATGGTTACTTGATGGCGGTAATGGTGAAGAGTGGGAGCATTTAGAGCTTTCAGCCATTCAGCCAGATGGTTCAGCACTATGGCCAGAAAAGCATAGCATTGAAGTGCTTAATCGAATGGAATTGGCGGCCCCTTATGTATTCTCAGGGCAGTATCGACAAAGACCATCACCACCAGCCGGTGGTTTTTTTAAACCTGACAATATTGAAATTGTGGATGCATTGCCGGCAGACATCACACATCAGGCACGTGCATGGGATTTAGCATCATCTGAGAATGAGGGCGATTTCACTGCGGGTGTGAGGGAGGCTAAAGGACGAGATGGATATATCTACATTGTTGATGTGCAACATGCACAACTTGGCCCTGATGGTGTTGAAAAGCGAATTAAACAAACAGCACAAATGGATGGTAAAGCGGTAGCTATTCGATTGCCTCAAGATCCTGGTCAAGCAGGTAAATCGCAAGCGAAGAATTTCATCACGATGTTATCTGGATTCAATGTAAAAGCTGAAACGGTATCGGGTGACAAGATTACACGCGCTCAACCCTTTGCAGCCCAAGTCAATGTGGGCAATGTGAAAATGCTTCGAGGTGACTGGAACAAGCCCTTTATTGAAGAGTTGCGCAATTTCCCAAATGGTAAACATGACGATCAAGTGGATGCAGCAAGTGATGCATTTGATGAAGTCAATGAACCACCAAGAGCCAAACCATCTACAGGTGGATCTCGAACTTATCAATAGGAATATGTATGGCAAAGGCTAATAAGGCTAAGGCTGAAAAAGCCAAGCCAAAAACAGCAGGTTTGATGACGGAAGTGGCGGTTGAGACTTTAGCATTTGCTATGGGCCGTGCTGCTGACATCGATGAGGTATTAAAGCAAGCTGGTGTATCTCGTCAGCGATTATCGGTATTGATGGCTGATGATGAAATTGGTCAAGCCATGGAAACGCGATTAGATGCTGTTCTAAATGCGCCGTGGCGTTTTGTTGAGGATCAAGGTGAGCAGACTATATTTTTAAAGGAACTATTTACCCGATGGCATTTTGAGATTGTGACAGGGGCTTGGGATGCTTGCCCATTTGGTTACTCAGTAATGGAGGCAAATTATTTTATTGATGAAAATAATCGCTTTTCGATTGCAGAAATTGGAACAAAACCCATGGAGTGGTTTGAACCAAAAAATACAGGTGCTTTGATTTTTCGGAAACCCCAAACAAATACTGAAATTGATGTATTTAAAACTTATCCATTGAAGTTCTTTCTTACTCGACGCAAGCCATCTTATAAACAGCCTTATGGGGATCCATTACTTTCAAAACTTTATTGGGTATGGTTCTTCAAAACCAATTCAACGAAGTTCTGGGTAAAGTTTTTAGAGCGATTCGGTTCACCTTTGCTTTTGGGTAAATCCAAAGATACAGATGAAATGAGAATAGCTTTGCTAAATGCCCATGCTCAATCTGTGATTGCGATAGATCCAAATGATGATGTTCAAACTGTCGGCACAAACTTTTCAGGTGCTGGTTCATCCGCATTTGAAGCGTTTGATACCGTGATGACTCGTCGTGTTCAAAAGGTTGTACTTGGTCAGACCTTGACATCAGGCACCGATGGTACTGGCAGTCGTGCTCTAGGTGAAGTGCATGAAACAGTACGTATGGATAAACGTAATTCTGATTTACGCATGATTACGCCCGTTGTGCAGGACATCATCAATGCACTTTGTTTGCTCAATGGTTTTGAAAAGCACACCATTATTTTGGGTGGTGAACAGGACTTAAATGTCAAAGTAGTTGAGCGTGATTTGAAGCTGAAAGATTTAGGTGTTCAATTTAATGATCAATACATCATTGAGACTTACGGGATTAAGCCTGAGCATTTTAAAGTGGGTGTGGCAAGTAATATTGATCCAGTAAAGCAGTTCACCGCATTACCGCATAAAGCATTTAGTTTTAAGGCTCAAACCAATAATTTATCAGCAGCACAGCAAGAAGTTGAAGAATTAACGGATGGTCAGGGTGATCTACAGTTATTGACCAATGAGCAAATTAAAAAGCTAACCGCTGAGTCTGATACACCAGAAGCTTTGGCTTTTAATTTAATACAATTAATACCAGGTGCAACTCAATCGCAATTCACAGCCAATTTAGATCAGGCTTTGTATGCGGCTGATGTTTTGGGGTATGCGACTTCAAGTAAAGGTGAGTAATTATGCAACCAGTCACGTTTCTTGAAGCCCTAGAATATGCTCACAATAAAAAGATCGTACTGCCTGACGAGTTCTATTCAATGGATCTTAAGACACGGCAGATGGCAACCACGGTTAGCTTTTTATCAAGTCTTGAGCAAATTGAAACTGTGATTAAAGCGGTAAATAAATCGATTGCTGATGGTGGGACATTTAATGACTTTCAGAAGTTAATTGCTGAATCTGAAATCATTCTGCCTAAACACTATTTGGACAATGTATTTCGAACCAATATTCAAAATGCATACGGTCATGGGCGATGGCAACAGCAGCAAAGAAACAAAGCTAAACGTCAATATCTGATGTATTCGGCTATCAATGATAGTCGCGTACGTCCTGCTCATTTAGCTTTGAATCGTATTGTATTACCGATTGATCATCCATTTTGGCTTACTCATTACCCTCCCACGGGGTTCCGTTGCCGATGCACCGTCATTGCTTTAACTGAAAAACAAGCATTGAAATACGGCATTACACCTGATGATAAATTGCCTGAAATTGCTGAAGCTTTGGACTGGAGTTCTCATCCTTTGCAATTTGGTGAGTTAGAAATATTGGTCGATAAAAAGATCAGTACTTCATCATTGGATAAGGAGTATTTGCTCGAGCAGAAACAGGTCATTAAAGCTGAATGGACTGCATCCAAAAAGCTGACCAGTTTATTTGCTCCGATGGATGATAAGAGTCGGGACCTGTTTGAGACTGTGGCCAAGACGGTTATTCCGCTTGATCCAAATATTAGACCAAGTGCGATTCGAACCTTTTTGGATTATGTACAGGGTAATGATGCAGCAATTAGTGGTTATTTAAACTCTGCTACAAGCTCACTGGCTGACGATGTTCTGAAACGATGGCTCATAGGCGACATGAAGGCGATTCAAGCCGTGGCAAGTAATACAGCTTCAACCGTCGTGGGTACAGCAACTATTCAGCAAGTCGTGGCTTATGAAGTAGGGCAAACTGTTCAACTTAATTCGCCGTTACTCATGAGTGATACAGCCTCAGACATTGTGATCAAGATTGAGAATGCCAAAGGTTTAGGTATAGATCTTGAAAAGCTGAATGCTGGGCAAGGCGTGTTGTTTGAAATAGGGTTGTCGTTTGAGGTTGTTTCGATTGAGATGATTAAAGGGCAGATGGTTTATACACTGAAAGCACTGATTGACTAAGTTTTAAAAATGAATCTAGACCGTCCTAAAGGGCGGTTTTTTTATGGAGCATGAAAAATGCCAGAAGAGGACAAAAAGCCTAATCAGTTCTGTTTCCAGCTTGGGCAACTGAGTGTTGATGCAGAGCAAGAAGGTAAAAAGAAACGTACATTTTCAGGAATTGCCTACAGCGGTGAAGTGATTACGGATCATTGGTATTGGGATCGAATCATTTTTGATTTGGATTCAATGTCAATTAAGGGCCGCATCCCTGCATTACTAGATCACTCTTCACGACAACGCGCTGGAGCAATCAATACACATAGTATCAATCATCAAAGTGGATTAACCGTTTCGGGCGATTTGATGACGAATGAGTTTGGCACTCAGGTGGCTCAAGATTCAGATGATGGCTTTCCATGGCAAATGTCAGTACGTATTGATCCATCAGCAATTGAAGAAATCCAAGCAGGTGCTTCAGTCACAGTAAATGGAAAAGTCCATCAAGGGCCAATCACTGTATTTCGCGGTGGTCGTATTCGTGAAGTATCTTTCTGTGCATTGGGTGCAGATGACAATACAAACGCCGTGGCAGCAAGTCACTCTCCAAAAAACTTTCATCAACCAGAGGACACAGACGTGACCGAATTAGAAAAAGCACAAGCGGAAATTGCTGCGTTAAAGCTGAAAAATACCGAGCTTGAAACGCAAAATAAACAATTCGCAGCTGCAAAACGTGAAGCTGAAATCACTGCACTAGGTAAAGACTTAGGCAAAGAATTTAGTGCTGAAGATATTACAGAAATGAAAAATCTTGACGATTCAGCATTTGCATTCTCTGCCAAGCATTTGCGTCAGTTCGCAGCTGCTAAGCCGCCAGAACAAAAAGCACCAGCTGTGCCGTCTCACTTGACACATTTGTTTAATCACCAAGCAACTGCGGGTGAGGCTGGTCATCAAGGGCAAGGTGGTGAACAAGGCTCAAAACTAGACCAAGCATTCGCCAAATTTACAGCCGCTCAGGAGGTTAAATAATGGGAACAATTACTCAAACAATCACGACCAATCAACTGGTGGTCGGTGATGGTGTTCGCACAGAAAATGCCAAAGTAAAAACAGCAACTGCGTATAAGCGTGGTGATTTGCTAAATGTGGGTGCAAATAATGTTGCAGATCACCCAACAATTACGACCGATGTCGTTGGTGACTGGAATGCGATTGCCGTATCAGATTTCACAGCAGAGCAAGCTACCTACCATGCAGCCAATGGTTTAGAAATGCCGATCTATGTACAGGGTGCATTTGATATCGCCTTAGTTACTGTGAATGGGGTTGCATTAACCACTGCTCAATATGATGCGGTTCGTGCACAGGCTTTAGAAAATAAAATCGAACTTCGTAAAGTTGTGGGGAACTAAGACATGAGTCAAATTTTTACATTTCAAAATGCACCAGTTGAATTACTGGATGTGCCTCAATTGGTGTTACTGACCGATACTACCCAGAAGGTTGATACATGGTTGATGGATCGCTTCTTTCCACAACGTGTTTCATATACAAAAAAGGAAGTTCCCGTCGGTGAGTTAAATACAGCAACTCCACTTGCTCCGTTTGTTACTCCGACTGCAGCTGGCCGTCAAATCAAAGTGGGTGAGTCTGGTAACGTGAAATTCGTAAAGCCTGCCTATCTAAAACCAATGATGACAGTCATGCCAAGTGAAGTACAAAACACAGCTCTTATTGCTCGTTTACGTCAATTTGGTGTGATTGCTACTGGTTCAAATCGCTTATCTGATGCAGATCTTTTACTTATCGATCAAGCACAGAAGGCTCTATATCTTCGTCAATCAATTGAAAACCGAAAGTTATTGATTGCGCGTGATGTACTGCTTTACGGAAAAACCACTTTCGCTTCTGCAGATTTCCCGATGTATGAAGTTGATTATGAACGTAACCCAGCATGTAACTTCGCGCCGTTGATCAAATGGGGGCAAGCCAACGCGACACCTGTTAAAGATATTCAGGCAATGATTGACTTGTCCATTGAGCACTCAGGCACATCACCTATCATGGCTTTGACCACATCTAAGGTTTACAACACTCTGATTAAAGATCCTGAGTTCAAAGAAAAATTCATTGCACCATATACAGGTATTAGTGTTCCGCTTACTCCAACTTTCGACCAAGCCGACAAGCCTCAATTCCGTGGCACAGTGGATAATATTGAAATCTGGACTTATGACGTGAGTCATAATATGGGCGGCATATCTGAGCGTTTTATTCCTGAAGACTTTTTTGGTCTTGTATCGGATGCTAATGGATGGATTGCACATTGTGCACTGCAAAACGTAGAAGCGTTTGGTCAGGCTTTAGAATTCTATTTGGGCCAATGGCAAGAAAAGAACCCTTCAAGCATTCAAATGCTTGCTGAGTCTTCTCCGCTTGCTGTTCCGAACAACAAAAACGGCTTAGTTGGCGGTCGTGGATTCGTTTAAGGAGAAATACATGCCAAAGTACATTGCAAAACAAAGCATCGGTCATTATCGACCAGGTGAAGAGATTAAAGGGCTTGAGTCTAAACAACTTCAAGCCCTTTTAGCATCTGGGGCTATTGAAGAGTATCAAGAGCCTGAGGAGCCAAAAGCGGATGGTGCAGTAGCACGATTGGCTGAACTTGAAAAGGCAAATGCAGATCTGGTCGCTGCAAATAAGCTGATGACCGATGAAAAGGTTAAATCAGATCAGGAAAATGCCGAGCTTAAAGCAAAGGTGGTTGAACTTGAAAAGGCTGTATCTGATTCTCAAGCTGCTTTGAAAAAAGCGACTGCTGAAGCTAAGAAAGCCGCTACTCCAGCTGAAAAATAGGTGATCTATGTACGCGACTGAAGCAGATTTGGTCGCACGATTTGGTGAAGAGATTGGTGGTTTAAAAGTTATGGTCTCTAATCCCACTTTTGTTGAAGATGCGATTCAGGATGCAACTGAGGAAATTAACGGTCATATCGGTGATCGTTATTCATTACCTTTGCCCAATGTGCCGAGTAATTTAAAGCGAATGGCGTGTGATATTGCGCGCTATCGTCTCTATTTTCAGCAACCAACTGATGAGGTTCGAAAGCGTTATGAGGATGCAGTCGCATTCTTAAAACGTGTTGCTGATAACAAAGCGCATTTGCAGATCCAATTGCCCATTACAAATGAAATCGTGGACGATCAACCCAAAAACAAACCTTCAACTATGCCCATCGGTACTTCATATACAGGTGGTGTGTTTGGAGATGACACTCTGAATAAGATGCCGACGATGTGAGGTGATTATGGCTTTTGTAGTAACGATGCAGGCTGATAGCTCACTAATCGAAGCAGTACTTAAGCAATTAGGTAATTTCGAGTCATTAAAGGCGCAACTATTTGGAGAAATAGGAACAGGATTGGCGGATAGTGTCCATCATCGTTTTTTAACCGGTACCGATGTTGATGGTAATCCGTGGAAGATTTCATGGCGTGCGCGTATGCAAGGTGGTGAAACACTTCGTGATACTGGTCGCTTAATGAATTCTTACACTCACAACGTTCTTTCAAATGGTGTTGAGGTGGGTACGAATGTTGAATACGCACCTTATCTGCATTACGGAGCAACGATACTGCCCAAGAATGGTCAATACATCACTTTTGCTGTTGGCGGTCAATATCGCAAGGTTAAGCAAGCCATTCTTCCACCACGTACTCAACTTGGTATTAATGCCGAAGATGAAACCATGATTTTAGACATTGTCGGGAGTTTTATAGATGAGCACCTTCTTCGCGGTGCGTGATGAAATTGTAGAAAAACTGAAGGAGATTCCAGAATTTCTAAAAATTTATACACCACTCAACTCAGTCAGCACGACCGAGATGTCACAAATCACACCGTCGGCACATGTGAATTTTGTTCGTATTGATAAAAAAGCCAGTGCTGGCAGAGGTTCTATCAATCAGATTGGTCAGCAATGGGCAGTCACAGTTGCTTGTCGAAATGCTCAATCTCAAATGACCGATGGACGAGCAGTAAGTGATGAAGCGGGGCTTTTAACTGAAAAAGTGATTCAACTTTTATCAGGTTGGCAACCTCAAGCATCACGAACCGCACTGGAATTTATTTCTGTTCGAGATGGTTATAGTTCGGGCTTTGCATATATCACCATTATTTTTGAATCTCAAAAATTCATTTAGGAGCCATTCATGGCTAAACAATACAAAGCATTAAAGCCTGTTGGTCGCTTTAAAAAGGGCGATGTTATCGGCGGGTTAAGCGATGCCCAGATTAAAAAATTACTGGCAGATGGTCTGATTCAGGAAGTGCCTGAAGTTAAAGCCGCTGCTCCAACCAAGAAAATTACAGGAGATGAAAAATAATGGCTAAAAAGAACTATATCTCTCTGCAGGGTAAATTCTACCTGTCGGAGATTGTGAATGGCATCGCTGGTGCTATGCGTCAACTTGGTAACGTACCTGAGTTCGAATTGGAAATTGGTGCTGATGTTATTGAACACAAAGAATCAATGACAGGTAAACGTACCACCGACTTCACTATGATTAATGCCACTTCTGTAAACTTTTCAGGGCAACTTGAAGAAGTTAATCCAGAGAATCTGCAATATATTCTCTCTGGTATGACACATGCTGTACCAACAAAAACAGAAGCTGATGTGTCTCTGGGTACTGTGGTTGCAGGTGAAGAAATCAAGTTGGACGGTTATAACTTAAAAACAGTTTCATTCAAGGATTCAACCAGTGGTACACCAAAAACCATCACTGATGATCAGTACACCTTAGATGCTAAATTCGGTACTGTTATTTTCAATGACGTTGCAGATCTCACTATGCCGATTCTGGCAAGTTACACAACAGGTGCAGTGACCAATACCACATTGGCATCCGACTTTGAAAAAGAGTATGAGCTCTTCTTTAAAGGGATTAATACTGCGAACAATGAACATGTGGCTGTAACACTATGGCGCACCAAAAAGTCACCAGAAACGACGTTCCCATTGATTCATGAAGAATTAGGTCAATATGAAATTTCAGGTCAGGCTTTATCTGATGTGACAAAAGAAGCAGATCCAGCACTGGGTCTGTATGGTCATGTAGTGACTATTCCAGCAGCAGTTTAATTAATACAGGCACAAAGAACTCCACAGGCGCATTAGCGTCTTTTTTTGTGCCTGTTTTTAGGACTCCATCATGAATGATTTTTTCTTAGCCACGAATCGCTCCATCATGGTTAATGACATTGAAGTCCGTCAGATCCAAATGAAAAACTTCGATACTTGGGTACCACATGCAGAAGTGCTTAAAAACTTCATTAAAGATAGAGATTATTCAGATGAAATTTTAACTGAGCTATTTGCCACTCATGCACTACAGGTGATTTCTACGATTGCTTGTGTAACCGATATCACTCAAGAATCATTATTAACAATCGCCGTGAATGAGCAAGAGTTCAAACAATTATTGAAAACTGTTTTAAACGTGAATCATGCTTACTTTAAATATGAAAAACCGAAACGTGGATCTAAGAAAGCTGCTCCATCAAATGAATCAACATGGTTCGATTCTTTTCAATTCCTAATCAGTGCGGGCCATCGTCCCGATGACATTATGAATATGACCTATGGTGCATTTGATCAGTACTTAAAATCAGCACAAAAAGATCATAAGAATAAACTGCAGTATTTATCGAGTGTGATTCGCTCAGCTCAACATGCGAATGCCAAAGAGTTTAAAAAGTTCTTTGATGATTTGAAGGAATAATATGCAGGTGACTTTTATCAAATGATTCGATATTCTCTTTGAAAATATGGGGAATATTATGAAAAAAATAATTTTAGCTTTAGCTTTGTCAATTTCTGCTTCTGCCTTTGCAGTGAGTGTTGATTCAGTCCGTGGTAGCTATGGATTCGTAGAGAGAGGTCACTCGTATAATAAAATGATTGATGTATTGGGTAATCCGCAGCATTCACACAGTCACGTTATTCACGACCGTCAAGGCTGGCCACATAAAGCCATTACCTATAATTATGTTATCGGCAATGCACGATATGAAATTACGGTTGTGGCAGGTCAGGTTTATAGTATTAATCGGGAGAGTGTGTGATGAGTAATTGCCCTAGCTGTAATTCAAGCAATACCAAAAAAAAGCATATGGTTTGGGCGAGCGGTTCTCGAACTGGGAAGAGTCGTTCAACTGGTATCGGTTTGTCATCACGCGGAACAATTGGCCTAGGTGTTGGACGAGGAAGTTCGCAGTCTCAATCACATCTAGCTGCTGCGTGTGCACCACCAAAGGCTAGCCTTATACCCAAAATAATTGTCGGCTTTATTGGCTTATTGTTTATTCCAACACTGCTATCTGGTGTTTTTAGTATTTTTAGTGAGCCAAAATTAATTGATGGTATTTTAAATTTTATTGTATGTGCACCATTATTGGGTTTGTTGATTTTCGGGCTTATTAAGCTTTACAAGAAGTTAGATGAAAAAAACAAACAAAAGCAGGGTGATTACAGTAGAACGTGGGTATGTTTGAAGTGTGGAAGTACGTTTTTTTAAGGTTTAAAATTGCATATAATTAAATGTATTACATATAAAAATTGAAGAAGCATGGTGGAAGAATGAACTTAAAATATATTTCAATTGGGGCTTTGGCTATAATTTTGGCTGTTTTTTATTTTATGCATCAAAGCAATAAAGAGAGTGAAAAGAGATTAGAGCAAGCCAAAATTCTACAACAGCAACAACTTAAACAGGTTGAGTTTGATGCAATACAGGCAAAAAAGAATGCTGCTGAATTAAAAGCGCAAAATGAGTTAGCACGGATTAAAGAAAATGAGGCTAGTCAAAAGGCTGAACAAGATAAGCAAAAAGCTCAAATCGAAGTTGCTGCACAAAAAGTAAGAGAGAATTTACTCGATTCGGACTCTGCTAAATTCAGAAATCAAAAAGGGAATTGCGGAGAAGTTAATTCTAAAAACCGCATGGGTGGCTATGTGGGTTTTTCACGCTACATTTATTTTCCTGAGGATAAAACAGCGATTATTGAATCCGATGCAAAAGACTCAATATTCACACCATCTGTGATGGATAGTATGTGGTCATCCAAATGCAGTTAAATTAAAGCACCCTAGGGTGCTTTTTTATGAACCACATATTAGTGTTATATAGGATGATTCATTAAATCCTTAACCATTTTTTGAAGTTGATCAATTTGCTCTTGTTGGCTTGCGATTATCTGCAAAACAAATTCTTTATCAAATTCAGAAGCCTTTTGTTCTTCAAAGCTTTGTTCTAAGCGGTATACAGCCTCGGCTGTAATAGTCCGCCCATTATCAAGAGCAGCTTTTTCTATACTTTCTTTCAACTCCATAGGTACGCGGAGGTTCATCTGAGGATCGTTGCGTGCCATTGTACGAAGGACTCTATTACTGATACAAAGGATATTATTGCATCACAGTGCTTTACATCAATAAAGCCCTGTGCTTTAATGTGATCACGGTGCTTTATTGGAGGTTGAAATGGCGCGTTTAGATACACAGGTTGCGGTACGTATTCCACCTGAGTTGCACAAGCAACTAAAAGAGAAAGCTGCGAACGAAGAACGTTCAATGAATTATTTAATAAATAAGGCAGTTGAACTTTTATTAAACCAAGAGAATGCAAAAGCATGAATATCACAGACAACAAAAAAGCCCGAACTTTGGACGGCAAGGGCTTAATTGATGTCAACAACTATGAGGTAAGTCAACAATGACAAGTTTAACTCAAATCGCAGTACCATTCCATAATGCTGAATTATATATTGTGGAATATGAGGGGCAACCGTACACACCAATGAAACCTATTGTTGATGGCATAGGTTTGGACTGGGCATCTCAATTTGTTAAGTTAAAACAGCGGTTTTCTTCAACTATTGTGGAAATCACAATAGTTGCAAATGATGGTAAAGAACGATTGATGACGTGCTTGCCAGTTAAAAAACTATTTGGTTGGCTGATGACAATCAGCCCAAATAAAGTAAAACCTGAACTTCGAGATACTGTAATCAAGTATCAAGAAGAATGTGACGATGTACTTTGGGATTACTGGACTAAGGGTAAAGCTGTAAATCCAAGACCTAAAACCCACAAATCAGAACGCACTCCCTTGCATGATGCACATGCCATGTTGGTTGCCAAAACCAAACACTTAAGCTCAAGTGATGCTTGGAAAATTATTAATCAGCGTTTCGGTACAGAGCACATTGAAGACATCCCATACGATGCCATCCCTGTGGCGGTTGAATATGTCCATCATTTGATTGCCTTATACAGCAATGCGGACAAGCAGGGTGGATTATTTGATCAAGATACTTATGAGCTAGTTCGTGAATTAACCGAAGCAATTTTGACTCAAAATGGCATGATGCAAGATGTCTGGAAAGCCCTTATGCTGATTGATCAGAAAGATATGCTGTATTACTCAAGCTATATAACCAGATCCAATACTTTGGCACGAAAGGTTGGTATCGAATTCGATTTTAGGACTAAGCAGGGTTTACCTTTGGTGGATGGGTATTGCAAAACGATCAATTTTTCAAGCGGGCATAGATTGGGTGTAAATCCTAAGTGGTTTGATGCGCCTGCTTGGTAAAAGATGAAATTGGAATTGTATAAATAAACAAGAACCGCCCAAGTGGCGGTTTTTTTACACCTAGCATAATTTCAAACACACTTGAATGGATATTCCTAATCCAAAGTTAGGAATATCAAAAAATTAGGGATTTTTATTTAACCCAGACTAAGCCTTACAGCAATGTAGGGCTTTTTTAATGCCTAAATTTTCAGTCACCACAATTAATGATGCTCGGGTGGCTGGAATTCTTAATCGAGCATCAGGAGAGAGTTATGTCAAACGTTATGACAACGGGTGAAATTGTAATTATTGAAGACGATAAAGTTTTAACTACTTCACTGCACATTGCTGATGGATCTAAGGCAAATCATAAAGCGGTGATGCAGTTAATTAAGACTCACATTCATCATTTTAATAGGTTTGGAAGGGTGGCATTTGAAATGCGCCCCTTTGAAACAGAAGGGGGTATCCAAACAAGACGTATTGCATTGTTAAATGAACAGCATGCAACCTTCTTAATGACCTTAATGCGCAATACAGAACGTGTAGTTGAATTTAAGTGTGCTTTGGTATATGCATTTTTTCAAACGAAGGATTATTTAAACAACCAACTTCAAGCACATAGCAAGATACACAATAAGTTAAGTCTACAGTTAGATTTAGAAAAGGCTGATGCTAGTCTTGCGGGGCACATTTTGGGAAGTTACAGAAAAAAGCGAGATACGCTTGTTGGAGCTATTAAAGAGGTTGAAAGTTTAATGCAGCCATGCCTTTTTTGATTGGCGCATTTATATAAATAACACCACCTTCGGGTGGTTTTTTAATGTCTAAAATTTAGAGGTCATCATGGCTGGAAAAGAACTCACATTCAAATTAGTAATGGAAGCTGATTCAAAATCGTTCGTCACGAATATAAAACAGTCTGAGGATGTGACTAAAAAAGTTTTTGCCACAATCAAAAGTGAGGCTGAAAAAGTAAGGGTTATAGATCTCGTTAAAGACCTGCATGAAGCTACTCAAGAAATCTCAAATTTAGGTGATAAAAGCAGTATTAGTGCAAATCAGATTCGTGATATGTCAATGCAAAGCCAACAAAAAATTGGTGAATTGAAAAGCGAATTAGTGGCAGCACAGGCCGAGTTGGTAAGACTATCCCAGTCTAAAGCAGCTCCAGCAGATATTCAAAATGCGATCAATCGAGTATCTGATTTAGAACACAGTATTAATGATGTGAAGGTGGCTTTTGGTGCTTATGAAGCAACCGCGCTTAATGCTATGTCAGGTGTAGATAAGGCCACAAATAAAACAATTTCAGAAATTCAAAAATTTACTTCTGTTGACTTAACAGAGATAGTCACAGAAACACAAAATGTCACACGTGCTATTGAAAGTATGGGTGATGGCGCTTCTGTTTCGACCAAAGAAGTTCAAAGGATTGGACAGTTAGGCACCACAGCAATTGATGCTTTGGAAAAAGAACTAATTTCTGCACGAGCTGCATGGAAGGCCTTAGCTGATTCGAGTGATGATGTAACTCTTGAGGAACTTACTGCTGCCAAACAACGCGTTACGGGGCTAGAAAGTGCATTAAATTTAACTGAAAACTCAATGAAGGAGTTTAATCAAGCAACTCAACAAGCAATTCCAATTGTAGATAATTTAGATAACTCCTTAGACCAAACCAATCAAGGTCTTAAAGACACAGAAACATTTACTCAGCGTGCATCAGGTGAGATTGAAGGGTTAAAAACTGGTTTCAATACTCTTACTGGCGTTTTAGGTGCGCTCGGGATTGGTGTTACAGCAGGGGAAATTGCACAAACCGCAGATGAGTTTAAGAGCCTTTCAGGTCGTGTAAATATCGCAATTGGCGAACATGGCAACTTACAAAAAGCCATGAACGATGTAAAAAATGTCGCAATTGCTACTAACTCAAATTTAAGTGCTACTGGAGATCTATATTCTCGACTAACAAAAATTGGTCAAGAAATGAAGTGGCCACAAGAACAAGCTTTAGCACTTACTGAAACGATTAATAAAGCAGTACAGGTTGGAGGGGGAAATGCGGCATCTACTGAGGCTGCAATCACACAGTTAAACCAAGCTTTAGGTTCTGGTGTACTCCGTGGAGACGAATTCAACTCTATGGCAGAACAGTCACCTCGCTTAACACAGGCGATGGCTGATGGCCTAGGGGTAACGACTGGTCAACTCCGTGAAATGGCAAATCAAGGACAGTTAACTACAGATGTCGTAACCAAAGCACTTTTAAGTCAATCAGAAATAATTAGTGCAGAGTTTGCTAAATTTCCGACCACAATAGGCGCTTCCATTGAAAACCTTAAAACAGCGTGGACGATTTATATTGGTGAGGCTGATGCAGCCAATGGCGTTAGCGCAAAAGTTGCTGATGCTATTAAGTTTGTCGCTGAAAACCTAGATATATTGGTTACAACGCTCACAACCGTTGCTCAAGCTTATATAGCTTACAAGGCAATTGGAATGGCGGCAGTCTTCCTTGAAAAAGCCAATGCAATTCGTGGTGCGCAATTGGCCATTGCAGCAGAAACCACATCTATTGTAGCAAACACACAAGCTCAGATTGCCAATACTGGTGCCTCCACAGCTGCCGCATTAGCTAAAACGCAGCTTGCAACCGCTACCAGTGCTAGTACTGCGGCCAATACCGCAGCAGCAGGGGGTTTTGGAAAAGTAACAACGGCTGTTGGCGGATTAAAAACAGGTTTAGTTTCCGTACTGTCACGATTTGGTGCTTATGGTGCTGCTGCAGCTGGGGTTGTGATAGCTGGTGATTTAGTTATAACCAGCCTTAAAAAAGTTGATGAATGGCTTTTAAGGCAAGGTTCTGACTTTATCGACTGGTCGGTATCTAAAATTACTGGTACTAAATCACTTGTTGAGCAAGAGAAAGAATATATAGCCACGGAGGAAGCATCAAGAAAGAAACAAGAAGAAGTTATTGCAGCGAAAGCCAAAAATACCGAACGCACAGAAATGTTGAAAAATGCTTCATTAGGTTTGAATGAGGCATCAAAAGCAACTGTGTTAGCGTTTGATAAGCAAATTGAGGCGGGCAGTAAGGTATCCGAAGCCTTAGAGGGCGTGGCGAACTCATTTAACTTTGACAGCACCACTGGTATCAATAATGGGATAACAGCACTCCTTGCGCTTCAAACCCAAGGTAAAGCATCAGGTGAAGAAATTCGTAAAGCACTGACCGGTGTTTTAAAAGATGAAGACCTTGTTGCCTTTCAGGGTCGTCTTGCTGCAATTCCTATCAATATTGAGAAGCAAATTGAAGCAACCAATGTCAAGATTAAAGCCAAGCAAGAAGAATTGGACAAGTGGAAAAAAGCCAATTCAGATTTAAATGAGAAAGACTGGAATGCACAAGTAGAAAAATATCGTAGAGGTATTGAAACGCTACAAGCAGAAGCTAGTGCATTACATGTTCAGTATGCAAATTCAGTTAAAGGCGCGGCATTGGTTTTGGGTGCAGTTCTGGATGAGGCAATTCACCGTACAGGTCTAAGCTATGAAGAGCTAAGTGGGAAGTCTACCAAAGCATTTACATCCGCTATAAACGATGTGACTATTTTAATCAACAATTTAGAGGATTTAAAAAGTAAGGGTGTTGACGTGGGGCGTGCATTAGATGCAAGTATTTCAAATGCAATTAATACCGCATCTAATCAAAAAGAACTCGACGAATTAAAGTTAAAAATCAATAGTCTTCGCAATATATTAGGTGAAAAAGTTACTGATGGTTTATTGAGGCAAGCCGAACAACAACTCATAGATATTAAAGATAAATCTGATCAGGCAAGAGCGGGGATAAATTCTGTTCAAGAAGCTTTTAATCTTTTCGGGATGAAGACACCAGCACAATTAAAAATTGTAGCCCAAGATTACAAGGCTGCATTTGATGAAATGAAAAAAAGTGGTCAAGCTACTTTATCTCAGCAGCAAGAGGCTTTTAAGCAATATGCAGAGAAAGCGATTGCTGCTAATAAGGGAGTGGCTGATAGCATCATTCTAAATGAGGCTGCTTCCTTAGGCCTTAAAGTAGAAGTGGATGCAACTGGCAAAGCCTCAGTCAAATCCATGGATGCTCTTGGAGCAGCTGTCACACGTGCCGGAAATAGCTTTAAGAGTATTGAGGACGGTGCTAGATCTGCAGGCGGCGTCATGCGCGAAGAGGCGAAAAGTGCTAGTGATGCTTGGCAGGCAGCTGTAGAGAAGTCAAACAAGGAATTTAAGGCTGAAATGAAACGCCAGGGCGAATCATTAAGTAAAGGTATCTACAACTATAGTTCTTACAGTAAAGAGGATGTGCTTTCACAACTAAAAAGCAAAGGCTATAACGATGATGAAGCCAATAAGTTGGCGGGTACAATCTGGTCTAAAGCTATGGCAGCCGATCGTGATGCTAAAGCAGAGGGCTTGGGCAAGGGCGGTAATCCTGCAATGAAAGCATTAATCAACCAAGAGTTTGATGCAGCAGCTGCGAAAGGTTTAACCACGCAATGGGGAACCAACAAGATCAATGATTTATTGCAGCAGATGTCGAGTAATAATCTGGTATCCACTGGTCCTTCAACAAAGCCAGTCGATGTGAACAGTCTTGCACCGAATGTAAATGCACCGGTTCCAAATACCAGTGCAAGTCCTACGACTCGAACTGTTCAAAACAACATCTCAATTAACGGAAAAACGATCAGTATTCCAGTAGCTGAAGAAAATCAATCTAACTTTAATGACTTCCTAAGCGAACTGGAAATGCTTAAAAAAGGTATGTAACCATGCGATTAGTACGCAAATCAACATCAGAAGCCGTCTCATTAGAAGACGGTTTTTTATGGTCTGACGAATTTGAATGGAAGTCGATTGAGCAGAAACAAGAACGTGCGATCGATGGCACCTTGATTGTTCAAGAGGGCACAAAGAAATCGGGCCGCCCTATTGCTCTATCCCCAGCTGATAAAAGTATGGGCTGGATCAAGCGCCGTGATTTAAGAACGATATTGGCTTGGTCTGCACTCCAAGAGCAATTTACGCTTGAGTTTGAATACCCACATGACAACCGACAATTCAACGTGATTTTTAATCATGAGGCTGGCGCATTGGAAGCGAAGCCAGTCAAAGATATTCCCACAGTGTCTGAAGATGATTATTACAACGTCACCATGCGTTTTACGGAGTTAGATAATGCCAATTGAAACCAAAGACTTGGTGCTCTATGAATCCGAGCGCTTAACTGACAACGATGATGGGGGCGGTAAATATAACGGTCAGATTATTGTCGATGGTCAGAGTAATAACCTGTTTGATGATGTGTCGGAGTTAGATCGCACCATGGGCGATGTATCCATGCGTAAGATCTTTCCTGCCGTCACCACCAATGACACTGATAAATTGATGGGTGCCACGGTCTTCATTTCTGAAAACCCAAAAGACCCGAATGTATCGGCTTTATTATTCAGTACCAAAAACTGGACGGATGAGCGCCGTAGTGCTCAAAATCGAGTTGAAAACTATCTGGCTAAAGGTGGTCAGATTGCAGGAACACCATTAGATACCCACTGGCTTGGAATGAAACAACTTCAAGTGGCCCTGTTCCCACAAGAGACTGAAAGCTCGGTCGGGGACACGATTGTAATGGTTAGCAATGAGGGTAAAGCTTTAGAGCATGAGCAATATTTGCGTATTACGAAAGTTGAGACGCGAACTGCAATCATGGTGATTGATGGTAAAAACGTCGAATATAAGATTGCGACATACATGTTGAATGATGCATTAGATCAAGACTATGTGGGGCTTTCAGCGCGTCAGTGGTACGACGGACAAGCCTCTACCACCATTATTCGGGATTCAATTGTGGCTGATACTGGCGAATATTGTGCATCAGTAGGTTTAACCGGTGATGCAGTAGTCGGTGAATACACGGTCAATGCGGAAAGTATATTTACTCAATTGATTCCATCGGCCCAGACTGAATCGTCAATTGTGGATGTGAATGCTGCAGGTGAAAGCACAATTTTAGTGCCAGGGAATAATGGATTAATCACTGCCAACTTTCCAACCACGGTCGGAGTAAATCAAAACCTCTATATCGGCTCATCTGTCATGCCATCAAGTCTGACATTTACTTTATTTGGCCAACCCATCACAGACCAAGGCGGCTTGCTTAAAAACAGTGTTGGCACACAAGTCGGTACGATTGATTATCAGCGTGGCTTGATTCAGTGGACAGCAGCGGCAACTACTGGTCCAACGACATTGGTGATTACATTTAAACCCGCAGCAGCACCAAACCAGTACTTTCAGTCTTATGCCGTGCCTGTAACACAGAACAACCAAAGTACCAACTGGACGGGTGTTTTAGTACCCATTCCTTCACCCGGTAGTCTTTCTATTTCGTATATGTCACAGGGTAAGTTTTACGAATTGAAAGACGATGGATCAGGTCAGCTTAAAGGGGCGAGTGCATCGTTTGGATCGGGTCGAATCAATTATGAAACTGGATCATGGTTACTCACCACAGGTGCACTACCTGATGTAGAAACACCTATTTTGCTGCTTTGGGGTACACCGATTGTGACCTTTGTACGATCCAATTTAAGTGTAGATATGGCTGCATTCGAATTTGATCTAGGCCAACTAGGGATTGCACCTGGTGCAACCGTGACTTGGTTGCTTGAAGGTGTGACCAAAACTGCTGTGAGTAATGCTCAGGGTAAATTTACGGGTGATGCAACGGGTGAAATTAACTATGCAACAGGCATGGGTAAAATTATTCCGAATAAGCTGCCGCAGAAAAATACGCAATTCACAGTAATTTATGACTATGGCAACCAGCTTACGCAAACTAAGTCAGCGGTCGCACCAGACTTAAATCAAAAGCTTAGCTTTACGATTGGTAATGGCGCAGCGATTCAGCCGAATAGCGTTGAGCTTAAGATTCCTGTGACTGATCAACTGAGTCTAAATAGCGGCATAGCCATCGTTTTTGATGTACCGATAGACAGCACAAATGGAAATCTGGTCAATGATAATGGTGATGTTCAGGGCACGATCAATTACAGCACAGGTGCAGTTGAAGTCACACCAGTATTGATTGTTAAGATGTTTAAACAAGCTTTTGAGCCTACAACTATGTTCGGATCAGCTTAAGGAGATTGTATGTCGTTCTATTTACCCGCAGTCTCTAATATTGAAGAGACTCAAATTACCTGCAAGGCTTATGAAGCTGCTGATATATCGGTGAAGTATCGTGATACATCAGGTCTTAATTCAAGTTCAAAAATCATCACTGCTGATAAGTTGCGATTAGATTTAAGTGCAGGATTTGATGAACAGATTTTAGGGGGTTCTGCTCGATTTAAAGTGGGTGCTGATACATTTCTTGATCGCACTGGCACGCTTTATCGTAATGTAGATTCTTCAAATAATAGTGGGATTGCTTCTGGTGTAATTCAGTATGGTACTGGAAAAGTTGAGATTGATTCTTGGACACCCAATGCTGACAACTCAATTGCTTTAGAATCACTTACCACCACAACTGATTTACCACCACTGAATCATGTCAGCTTTCGCACCCCGATTATTCCGATTCGTCCACAGTCACTTACAGTGGTTGTGGCATCACTTGATTATGGTCAACTGACTTTAACCACAGATGCGAATGGTGTAATTGAAACCAATCGAGCGCATGGTTCTATCAATCACGATACAGGTTTTGTTGATCTTTATTTCTATACCAAAACTGAAATTACGGTCGCTAATCGTGCCGAGATTGAAGCCAACGACTGGTACGATCTGCTGCTTGAATATGATGAAGTAGGGAAAACCTATATCAATGTACCAGTGTGGGTTGATGCTTCATCGATACGTTATAACGCCATTGCTTATACTTATATTCCGCTTGATTCGGAAATCTTAGGTTTGTCAGCTACACGTTTACCCTTGGATGGTCGTGTACCGATTTTCCGAGTCGGTGATATTGGGATTGTCAGTGCCAGTAAGTCTTATGAATTACCTAATTACGTTGCAGGGCAAACTTATTCACTGACTGATCAGCGTATTTCATGGCTTGAGCTTGAAGATAGCGGAGGCACCAAAGTGCCATTCGCTATGTACGTGGTGGACTACGATTACGGCAAATTTACGCTCAATGGTGATTTCGCCTTAGGTGCTTTGGTTGCACCACTCAAAGCCAAATATCGCTATCAGGATATGGGCCTCATTCGTGATGTACAAATTAATGGCCAGATCACTTTTACCAAGCCAGTTACGCACAATTATTCCACAGCGGATTCAATTGTCGGTTCTGCATTGGTCATTGGTGACATGCAAGCGCGATATACACGAAAATTTGTACAGCCAACGTGGAGCAGTGTGTGGGCAGATGAGGCGACGGGCGGGGCAATTTCAGCCAATTACAACGATTCGCTTTATCCAATTCTGACTACGAACAATGGGGCGATTCAGGAACGTTGGGCACTGGTCTTTACTGATCCGACAAATTTCCGTTGTGTCGGTGAATATTCGGGTCAGATTGGTACGGGAAGTGTAAATAGTGATTTTGCACCGATTAATCCTGTAACAGGCGCTCCATATTTCACAGTCAAAAAAGAAGGTTGGGGTGCTGGTTGGGCAAGCGGCAATGTACTGCGATTTAATAGTATTGCTGCGACTTATCCAGTCTGGGTGATTCGTACTGTGAAGCAGTCCGAGCCAGCAGTACTATCAGACCAGTTCCAAATTATGCTACGCGGTGATATTGATCGCGTTGTTTAAAATTTAAATTGAATATGACCGCTTTATGCGGTCTTTTTTTGTGAGTAATAAAAAATGGCGACAGATGTAGATGTGCAATACTTTAGCCACTTAAATGGCTTGGTGCTTGGTAATAATTGGGGTGACTTAATTCGCCTGCTCGACAAAGCCTTGGTGACGGGCATTGATTTCACACAGATCACAAGTGCATCAGTGAGTGATCAAGGCGATGTGCATATCACACTTTATTCAGCACACAATGCTATGTTGTTTCAGGTGGTTGAGCTGTCAGGTTTTGTACCAGCCTCACTTAATCAGAAATACCGTATTAAAGGTGTGCCGAGCACAACAACGCTAATTTTAAAGCCTAAAACAGATATTGTTGAGCGCTCCACTACTACAGTCGGCACTGGAAAATTAGCATCATTAGGTTATGAAATTATTTTCCGTGATGTAAATGATGTGAAGCGGGTTTATCGTGCCAAAAACCCAACGGCACAACATCCATTTATTAGAGTAGATGAAAGTCTAACAAGTCCAGATGGAACCACAGGAGTCTATACATCAACTTATGCCAAGTCCGCTATGGTCGGCTTGCTCGAAAATATGACTCACATTGATGATTATGAGAACCCCGCTGTAAATCAGTTGCCTATAAACTCAACCGACCTATCAAGAAACTGGCGGATTACTGGTACTGGGTCAGCAGTTGTAAGGGGCTGGAGTAAGTGGTACTACTCTACCCGTGCAGTAAGTCAACCAAGTGATGACGGAAACAGTCTGGTTGAATCTGTTGATTCAGTTAATCTGGTCAAATGGTTTACTATATTTGGAGATAAAGATGCTTTTTATTTAAACAGGACGATTGGTGCAAACAATGCGTATAAGTTGTTGTCAGGTTGTGGGGTATATACTAATGCAATTGACGATAATGTAGTTCCACCGTGGTTCTTGATGACAAGTCAAAGATACGTAGCAGCGAATACAGCATCAACCTGGAGTTCAATGGTTGGCTCAACCCCTTTAACTTGGAGTCAATCCTCGGGGTCATTCCTTATCCCTAAAAATGCCACAGCAGAGACCTTTGCCGCAGTTAATGCCAACGGACTTACACCAGACTACAGATCAGGCACAACCAACCTTTACTCTGCAAATACTGTTAGTGCCTTAGAGATTCCGATTTTTGATGCGGACAAATATCTGAGAGGTACTTTAAAGCACGTTTGTTATTCGGGAAAAATGCATAATACTAATGGACAAACAAACACCTTACTTTCGGGTGCAAGCCTGTATTTATGGGAAACTGTGCCTGGTATTTCAGCTAGTCTGAGTGGATTGTATGCTTATTTAGGAGAGCTGGAGTGAAGCTAATCTCTCGGAAAGTGCTATCGAATTCCAATTTATTACAATCAATTAGCACAGGGCCTATTGTTGCAAAAATTAAAGGCTCAGTAAAAAAGCTAGGTCAGCAATACCAAGATGCAATAGTTGTGCTTTACAACAAAGCTAATTTACAACCTATTGCAGCACGAAAGCCTGATATAAATGGTGATTATCAATTTTTAGGGCTGAATACCGATTTAAAAACTTTCATTGTTGCTTTTGACAAAAATCAGCAATACAACGCAGTCATTCAGGATAAGGTAATCGCCAAATGAGCAAAACTTCAGTCAAAGCAAAACTTGCAATGATGCAAGAGTTTGCAAAATTTATGGATAGCGGCAGCCAAAGTGCTACCGTTATTTTTTATGAAAGTGCTCAACCAGCAACTCCCTCTGTTGCTGCTGATCCTACGAAAGCTCTGGTCACGCTCACTTTGCCTGAGCCATGCATTAAAGAAGTGACTACCAGTTATGTTGAATTGCATCCCTCTGATACAGCAACTGTGACTAAAACAGGCACTGCAACATGGGCACGGATTTATAACGGTGCGAGTGAAGTGGCAGCGGATTTAACAGTGGGAACTGACATCACTCTAGCAAACATTAATTTAGTTGTGGGTGGCACACTTAACATTCAATCAATCAAACTTCGGCCTTAATTTAATTCAATAGGGGTGCTCATGTGGATTTTAAAAACAAGGCTGGCGCTGTTGATGCACATAATCTAAACCTCAACTTCAAAGCGGATAATACCGACAGTCATAATATTATTCTGAATTTTGAGCACTTGGCCGATGGCTCGACTAATCTCAATTTTGGGGATGATGTATCAGCTGAAGTTGACACAGCACTCGACACAAAAATCTCATTCGAAATAACTGCTTTTTATGCTGAAAGTGGTGCAAATACTGCTGTCATAGATACAGTGCTCGACACTGAATTTAGTTTTGATGTGGTTGCTGCATTTAGTGAAAATACGGATGTTGTCGGCCAGATTGATACAGTCTTAGATACCAACTTTACATTCGATCTGATTGCCGACTTTGCTGAAAACCGCTGCATTATTGATACTGTTTTAGATGCAGATTTTAAAACAGATATTAGTGCATTATTTGATATCAACTTTATCCGCGGTGTTGAGTCTTATTGGTCTGCAAAGTTTCAGCGTGCAATTCCATGTTTAACTGCACCAGATATACCATGGGCTAAACCAATATTTAAGGCGCATAACAGCGCCTTTTATTTTGAGCGCGGTTTGAGCTTAAGCAACCATGCATCTGTTGGTTTTGATAAGGCCAATACTTTACATCGTGCGGTTCAAATCATTCATGAGCAGACTACAGGGTTGTCGCGTGGTGCATACCTGAAATGGCAAGAAAACGAAAAGCTATTTATCTCTCGAAGTTTGGTTTTTGATGAGTCGAAAAAATTAAGAATTAATCGGAATACAGATTGGGTTGAACTGGTTCGTAAGCGCAAAACCTTTACTTATTCGCATGAAGTCGCCCATGTCTTTGAAAAGCATTTTACGTTTGAATGGGATAAAGGGCTTGAGCTCATTACGACCAGTGAAATCGCATGGGATCAAGCCAAAGCGATTCATTATCGAAAACATGAAATTCAACCTTGGCCAAAACCCGAACTGCCTGAATATGTAGGTTCAACTGATCTCAATTTCATTTGTCTTTGTCATGATGTTGATTCGCACAATGTTGTTTTAAATTTTGGTGCTGATGATTGCATTCCATCAATTCCTAATAAAAATGGGTGGTATATCTTGAACAATTTATCTGTCACCCGCCTAGATAATGGCGAGAAAATTCATGTAATGGATGGTAATTACAGCACGGATCGAAGTCGTTGGTGTTGGTCTTATAGTTTGACTGTTCCTGCAGGTGAGATTACAAAGCTTGAGCCGATTGCAGGGCAGCCAGTGATTCTTAAAATTGTAGTGAATGGCTTTGAACATCACATGATGCTTGAGAATCGAAGTCGTTCTCGTCGCTTTGCACAAGAGACTTACAGTTTGTCGGGTCGTAGTCAAACGGCATTACTTGATGCGCCATACTCGCCCACACGATCATTTCTACAAGAGAATGAACGCACGGCAAGACAGTTATGCCAAGCAGAACTGGATCGCGTAAATAGCAATGTTCAATTGAATTGGCAGTTGATTGATGAGTTGAGCTGGGTGCTTCCGATTAATAGTCTGAGTTACTCAAATCTAACCCCGATCGCAGCAATCAAACTGATTATTGAAAGTGCTGGCGGTTTTATTTATAGCGAGAAGAACAGCAATACACTGACGGTTAAGCCGAAATATAAGAAGACGTTCTGGGATTCAGTTGCGGTTGCTGATTATGACCGTTTAATACCAATCAGCTTAACCAAAGATCAGTCTACGGATTATGAACTTTATCCAGACTACAACGGTATTACGTTGAGTAATGATCAAACAGGTTTAACAGGTCAAGTCAAACGAACAGGGACCAGTGCTGATACCTTACTCGAAACAGTGAACAGTCCATTGTTTACGATAGAGAGTATGGGTGCATTTGGTAAAGCACAACTCGCCAAAGCTGGCATGGTTGAAACGCATAGTTTGGTTATGCCTATTAGCGCTGAAGTGGGGGAATGTGTAGCAGGGGAATTAACTGCATTTAATGCTGAATGGTGGGGTATCAATGACAGTGTGAGTGTTTCATTCACGCATGCTGTTGTGAACCAAACCATTAAAATTGAGCGGGTGAATCGAGATGAGTAATGCATTAAAACGCTTATTGGATCTGATGCCAAAAGCCCCTGAATTCGTAGGAACGATTACCAGTGAAGATCATCCTAAGTACAAAGTTTTAGTGGTGGATGGAACAGGCTTAGTGATGTGCACCAGTAGCACAAAGTATGTGGTCGGCACTCGTGTATTTGTATCAGGTCAAGAAATCAGACGTGTAGCACCACCTTCTGGCGGTGTTATTCAAATCGAAGTTTAGGTTTTAACAACAACAAACAGCACCTTCGGGTGCTTTTTTATTGCCAAAAAAAGGGGAAGTGGTCTATGAATGACCCAATTTCAATCAAAAGTCTGCCATGGCTTTTTAAAATTATCGCAGCTGTAGTTGGGGCAATTTTTGCGCTCACATTAAGTGGGGATATTGATACTGAAGGGCGAATTAAAATCACAATTGGTGTGATTATGAAGTTCACATTTAGTGTGGCGATTAGCTTGTATGGTGGATCTGCATTTATTGAATATTATGAATTGAGTCATTACACACATATGACGCAAGGCTTTGTAATGCTCATTTTTGCAATCTTCGGAATGTTGCTGATTGGCATCTGGTATCAAGCAATTCAATTATTAAAAGGTAAGCCTATCAGCGAGCTAATTTTCGAAATTAGATCCGCTTTTAAAGCCATGTTTAAGTGAGAGAAACAATGAAACAGATATTTGATTTTTTACGCAAAATCAGTGGTGGCTCACTTACTCAGAAACAGGTTGATGCTGCTGATAAATTGATTGCGACTGCGTACGATGATGTTACATCCATGCTTGGAATTACTCTTGATGAAATGCATGTCAGCCCAAGTGGGATAGATCTGATCTGTAATTTTGAAGGTAAGCGACTGATGGCTTACGATGATGGCGTTGGGGTGTGGACCATTGGTTTCGGTACCACGATTTACCCCAATGGCATCAAAGTTAAAAAAGGCGATGTTTGCACTGAAGCACAAGCCAAAGCGTACATGGCGTATGATTTAAAGAAATTTGAACTTGCTGTGAATGACGCTGTGAATATATCACTCAATCAAAATCAGTTCGATGCACTGGTATCATTGGCTTATAACATTGGTACCAATGCTTTTAAAAATTCAACTCTGGTTAAAAATTTGAATGCTGGCGACTATCGTGGTGCAGCAAATCAATTTGATGTATGGGTGAATGCAGGTGGTAAGCGCATGCAGGGGCTTGTAAACCGACGCACCAAAGAAAAAGCTTTGTTCTTGAAATGATATGTGAAATAGAGCCAATAGGAATGGAATTGTAAAAGCTAAAATTTGCTTATCTAAAATACCCTCGATAGAGGGTATTTTAGATATAAAAAATTAATCACTTAAAGGGATAATTCGGTATCCTTTAAATATAGAGCAATAAGTTTGAATTGCTTTGGCCGCTAACATTGCCTCTGATGAGTTACGTGCAGTTAAGTGAATATATGCAGCATAACCGTGGTTTTTTTCAACAGCAACTAAACCAAATCCAGATCTAGTAATATCTGGACTTATAGCATAATTATGGACTATACGTAGTGTATTGGGTGTTTTTGAATTGAACTTGGTTCCTCGTAAATCAGTGATCAAATTACCAATTTTATAATTTTTCTGATTCTTAAAAGAGTTTTGAATTGATTTAAGGTAGGTTTTAGAGTGATGTTCTGGTTCAGAATATTCATAATTATCACTTTTAGGGATTTCTGGATTACTAACAAGAATATTATATGTTTTTCTTGATGCTGTATCTCCACCAGAAATTTTATCTAATTCATATTGAAGGCCTTCCTTTTCAGCCTGAAGGTACATTAGTCCAGAGCTAAGTGATTCAACTTCCTGATTTTTTAATTCAAGTTGTTCTTTAAATTGTATTTCTATAGATGAAATATGCTCAAGATACTCATTCAATTCAATTTCTTTTTCCGCTACAGAATTAATTATTTGATTTTTATCTATTATGGAAGATGTAAATTGATTATTTAAATTCTGCATTTGGTTATTCAGATTATTCAGGTTCTCAGACAATTCATTTTCTTTTTGCTTGCTAGCTAGATAAAGGTTTTCTAGAGATGTTAATTCAGTTTTTGCAATATTATAGTCCCTTAAAAAGATATCTTTTTCAGAAACCTGTACAGAAATATCATTTTTAAGAGTTTGATTTTTAGAATCTAAGTCAGCCAAAATTTTCTTTTGTTCTATTAATGAGTTTCGTAAAATTTCTTTATCTGAGGAGTTCTTTATGTTTTGAAGTTCGATAGAGTTAATTTTATCGTTTAATGTATTTTTTTCTTGTTGCAAGGCATCTATTTCAACTTCTAAAGCATTAGCTTTTTTACTATATTCTTCTTTTTCCTGAGTAAGTATATTTAATTTTTCTGTAGTTTCTACATGTCGCTGTTCATATAAATGCTTGATTGAATCACTATCCAAATCCATCTGTTTAAGCGATAGCTCCTTTTTTTGGATTTCTTTTTGTAAACCTTTAATTGATTGATTAAAGCTTATATTTTTAAATAATAAAGATATGATATAGCAAAGTAATCCAACGGCAATTAGCCAAATAGGTAGTATTGGATAAAATCGCCCCCAAGCTACATATTTAGCAAAAGTAAATGATGTCATTTCACCAAAAGTGGATGGTAGTCCATTAAGCTTTGCTTTCAATTCATTTGAATAGTCTAATACAGAGAAGAACATAGCATTGAAAGAAGATTTATATAGATTTTGATGACGAGTAAGCTTTGAAAGAGTAACTACAGGTTTATTGTCAAATTCGGTAAAAGTCTTAGATACGGAAATATTTTCTCGATCATCCTTATGTCTCTCATTATCCCAGATTTTGATAACTTGATTCTGTGAGTTTGAGAGTTGCACAGATCCTCTAGGATTTAGCTGTTTAAGGCTTTCGATAAAATTTTCATAACACTCATCTTGACTGGAATACTTAAGGCACATTTTATTCGTTTCAGATTTAGCATTTAATAAAAGCTCAAATCCACCAATTCTATTTTTTTCTTGAATATCATAATATCTCTGCTGGTTGAAATAAGTTACATAGAAAATAATTAACAATGTAATTAACAGCGCTAAAAAAGCTATGAGTTGTTTTTTTATCATATTTAATCTTCATTAAAATTATATTGAGTTTTTTGAATTATAACTAATTGAAAATTAAAGAATAGAGTCTTATTAAAAAAACAATTAATTTTTTCGAAAACTCAAACCTTTTTAAAAAGGTAATTAATTTAATCTATAGAATAATCTCTATCACTTTGTATTCCATGTAAGTAGACTACTTGAGATTTCTCCTTTATGATCGCTGTTCAAATAACTTACATAAAATAAAAATTATGATCACAAAACAATTCAAAATCGTAAATGCAATAATCGCTGTACTGGCTATAGCAGCTTTCATTTATTTTCAGTATTCAATGAAAACTGATGAGCTTGGTGGCTTTAAAGAAGGCACAGAGCAATACAATGGTTATCGTTATGCTCAAGACAACACCTTGAAGTCGGCAGATCAATGTAATGATGATGCTGAAATTAATATTAATAAAGATTTTCTAGAAGGGTGTAAAACTTATTTTGAGCATCAAGAAGATGCTCTTAAATAAATATGTTGTGGAATAAAGTATAGCTGTTCACGTTAATTTCAAGCTGCGCAGCGCATTAGATTACGACGAATAAGAATAATTGAATCCGTGTAGAGCCTCTCTAAGGATTTCTCGGTTTTTGAAGAACAATGCCTTTTTCTATTGCTGAAGAAATAAAATGAAATTGTGGTGAATTTTGTTTTGCTTCATGGATTTTCTGCTTTGAGCCAAACATGTTGAATACAGTTTTTCCCACTGTTAGTGCACCAGACAAACTTCCACCACTTAAAGCCATATCACCAATGATCGCACTAATATCCCAAAGATGAGGTATGTTACTTTTAATATCACTTATTATTGGTTTGAGTGAATAATTGGGAAATCTTGCTGCAAAAACTTCCTGATAATCGGTTACGGATTTGTCAAATTGAATAATTTCATACTGTCTCTCTAGCTCTCGCTTATCTTTATCCTCAAACTGGGTAATTGTTCTAAATAGTTTATATTTCGCATAATGCAAAGCATCAAGTTGTTCTATATGATCTTCTCTGAAGCGCCTTAAAACATCGATTGGAACATAGGTGCTTGGATAAGGTAAGCACTTAGAAATTTCAACTCTGATTGAATGCTCATCCAGTAGATCATCTGATTCAATTGTATTAAAGCCATCTGCTACATTATTATAAATAACCCAATCTGATTGTTTATTTTGCTTTCTAACACTTTGACATGCTATGAGAGACTCTAAAGCAAGTCTTTGAAATTCAGAGGAGTGAATTCTTTCAGGTGGAGCATTTTGATAGACATCAACAACACCATTACTTATAAACTGCTGTATTTCCGGACTAGAGCTCTCAACAAAGGGTATCTGTGTAATAGTGACATTATCCCAATACAAACCATAAAACATCAAATCAGAGAGTGAGAGATCCTTTGCTACAGATCCATTTTCATTACTGATCGCAGTTCCGGAAAGGATGATGCCCTGGGTAATCCTTGGTTTTTTAAAACGTATGATGTTACTCAAAATAAAGTCTCCAAATTTTAAAATTACTTTTTTACAACCTCAGCACCACCCCAAAACTCACCACGTCTTTTAGCTAAAAACTCAAAGCTGAATGTTGGTCTAAAAATTGTTTTACTAAGTCCTCATCTTCAGTCCAAAAATATTGACCTGAAATCTGCATATTAAATTCAGGTACTACTTCATAATCAGATTCTTCTGATGTTAGCTTATAAGCTAAGTACAGAGCATTTTTCTTTATGCAATAGATCAGCATTTGGATTCACAAACATCTAGATAATCAAAACAACTATGCCATACACCCCAGCCCAACTTTTTCTCGAAAGGCTTAGCAAACTTCATCCAATGTTCAATGTAATAATATTCTAATGTTTTCATTATTCTTTCCAGCTATCAATTATATTCGCCCAATCTTGCATCATCTTTATACGATCATTTAAATACTTCGCATGGTTATATGATGCGCGTGTCTTGTTATCGTCAGCATGTGCCAATTGTGTTTCGATCCAATCTGACTTATAGCCAAGCCCATTTAATTCTGTAGATGCTGTGGCCCTGAAATCATGAGCAGTCACCTCACTCAATCCAATATAAGTCAGCATTTTATTTAATGTTGTTCTTGATAGCATGCAATCGCGTTTGTAAGGTGATGCAAAAACATACCGCTGATCAAATGTAATTGTTTTTTGCTGCTGTAGCAATTCATAGAGCTGAGTTGAGATCGGCACCACATGAGTTCTATTTTTCTTCATGGTACGTTCTTGCTTATTTCGTCTTGATGCTTTTGGGAACTTAATAATCTTATCTTCGAAATCAACAAAGGACCATTCCATACGCCTAATTTCGACAGTCCTGAGCATAGAGTAAAGCATAGTCAGAATCGCGTTTCTAACAGTGGTTGTGCCTCCATAGCTATTGATCTTCTCTCTCAATACAGCTTTTTCCTGCTTCTCAAGTGGTCGAGCATGTTCTACTTCAGGACTTTCAATTGCACCTCTTAGTGCATAGGTAGGATCATTGTCTGTTCGCAAGGTCACAATTGCATAACGCATCACCAAACCAATAAATCTGCGATTTAAGTTTGCAGCAGCTTCACCAGTACCATGATTAGGCTGACTTTGAACTCGCTGTATCGTATTTTTCATTATTTTGAGAATGTGCGCTGATGTAACTTCGGTAATTGGCAAGCCACCAATTTCCTTATAAATATCTTTTTGCATAGATGTATTAAATCGCTCAACATAATCTGAGGATTTGTATTTCATTTTTTCTAATACAAATTCCTGAGCGATTTCTTTGAAGGTATTTTTTACTGCGAGTTGTTTCTCTTGTCTTTCTTTTTTCTTCTCTTCTGATGGATTTAGTCCAGCTGCAAGTTTGGCTTTGGCTTCATCTTTTAATTTGCGTGCTTGCACCAAGGTAACAGCAGGGTACTCACCAAAACTTATGGTACCTTCCTTTCCATGAAGTGTGAATTTAAATCTCCATATCTTCTTACCTGTTGGGCGCACTTCAATATAGAGGCGCTCAGCATCTAAAAGACGATATGACTTTTCTTGTGGTTTTAGTGTTCGTACTTTAGCATCGGTAAGCATGACGGGTAACAT